AGAGAGAGAAGAGAAATCTAATTCTACTTTATTCATTTGTGGGGACACTATGCAGAGCGATATTAATTCCACGGGATTCGCGAAGTTCTGCAAGGTCTTTGATGATGAGGAAAGTAGGGGCTACGGGATACATCACTTACAATTTACCAAAGATGACGTTATGAGAGACAAAATTATAAGCTATTTGGTAGATAAAATTGAAAAAAGTGATTTAAAATAATAAAATTAGCCATGAATAAAGTTTTCTGTGTATCCTGTGGATTTAAAATTTTGTATGAGATAGCAAAACCGAAGTTTTGTTCAAGTTGTGGTAGTAGTATAGGCGCGTCCCTTTCATCAGCCCCGAAAGAGGAAGAAGAGGAAGAGGTGGTGAATTTAGATGTAAATATTGATAAATTAAAAAAAGATATCGTTGTCGAGGGTTCAAATGAATCCACTTCGTTAAAAGATCTTTGGTCTTCAGTCACTCCGTCAGAAGCACAGGGAGGTGGGGCTGGCAGGGATTTAGGTTCGCGCCCTCCGTCCAAAGACCCAGAAGGGCAAGCCCTTTTAGACAAATTACGCAAGGATTGCGGAAGCTCCCGCCAAAGGGATATAGATGAATGAGGAATTCGATAGTCAGCGCGAAGCTCTAGATGACCTCTTAAAAAAATATAGACCGAAATGGCAATTAAGTGCCTTGGCATGGATCGACTACGATGATGTTTGCCAGATAATTCGTCTCCACATTTATAAGAAGTGGCATCTTTGGGATCAGAAGCGCCCGTTCAGGCCGTGGGCCTCAATGATTATATCAAATCAGATAAAAAATCTGATTCGTAATAATTATTCTAGTTTTGCTAAGCCTTGTTTGCGCTGTCCCTATAATATGGGGGCCACTAGTTGTGAATTTACAAAGAGCAAAGAACAGGACGAAAGTTGTCCAGATTTCGCTAAGTGGAAGAAAAAGAAGGAACGGGCGTTCAATATAAAGATTCCTCTAACTCTAGAGGAGGGCGTAGCAACGGGGACATCGAATTTAAAGGATTTTGTTAATTATCCTGTCGCATCTGCGAAGCTCCATAAATTAGTCATGGAGCAATTAAACGAAAAACATAAAAGTATTTATTTTATGCTTTATGTGGAAAACATTGATGAAAATGAAGTGGCTAAGAAGTTCGGCTTCAAGGCAGACTCTGCGAAAAGAAAAAAGCCTCGTTATAAGCAAATGGCGAATTTAAAAAAGAAATTTTACAACATAGCTCTTAAGATTATTGAGAATCATGATATTTTATGAATAATATAGAATTAACGAACGAGCAAAAGCAACAAATCACAAGGGAGTTTTCTCGTAACCCTGATTTAAAGCACATTACGCAAACAGTCTTTCAGGATGAGTCGCTTGATGGTCGCTCCAAGGAAGGGCGGGCTGTTAGATCATTTTTAATTAATAATAATTTAACTTTTACGACTACTTTAGCGCCAAGAGTCGAGGAAATAGATTTAGATTCCGAGCAAAAGGAATTTTTAATGAGCAATAATGTCGAAAGAGGCATGAATGCGTTGGAGGTGACTAGGTTGACATTTAAGGACAGAGAAATTCAGCCCCTGAGTCAACAACATAGGACAGTCATGGAGTTTCTGCGTCGATATAGGCCAGAAATCGTAGACGACAATGAAATGATCACTAGCGATAAGTGGTCTCCACCAAAATCCCTCTCTAGAGCGATAAAAAAAGTAAATGATTGGGCTGGGTGCAAGTTTGACGAAATAACCATCCAAACAAAACAAAAGAAAATGATGGAGAAGCTTTTATTTTATTTAAAAAGCCCTCGCTTCGTTCATTTTATAAATCAATATTCAACAATAGCAGATAGAGACTTATTTGAGAGTGAATTTGTAAGAACTGTTTGGGATAAGCCAGATTTAACAAACGATGAGTTAAATTTGTATATTACCGTCTGCACAAACTACGTTAGACAAAAACATATTCAGCAAAGGATCGACAAGTTGAACACAATGCTCAATGACACTGATAATGAGCGAGATTTAACATTGCGTCTTACTGAGCTTATAAAGGCCACCAGCGAGGAGTTAAACCAATGTGAGAAGAGAATCGAATCTTTGACTAAAGACCTTAACGGAAGCCGTCAGGCCCGTTTAAAGGCAAGAGGGGAGCAGAATGGAAGCATTGCTGCGCTAGTTGAGGCATTTCAGGAAAAAGAGGAGCGGGAGAGGATGATTATGATGGCAGAAATGCAAAACAAGCTAATCGAAGACGAGGCTGACCGACTTGAGACAATGGACGAGTATAAAGCTCGTATTTTGGGTATCTCTAAAAAGGAAATATTATAATGGATTTTACTTGTCTAGAGTGCGGTAAAGAGTTCGATAATAAAAGAAGCTTTCATTTACATTTGAAAGCCCATGCGCTGACTATTGGCGATTATTACGTCAAGCATTACGAAAGAAAGGATTTGTATTCGGGTGAAAAAATACCCTTTCGCTCTTACGACCAATATTTTAGAGATAATTTTATTAATTATGATAATTTTAAGTTATGGATGGATTCTGCTCCAGAAGATAGAGTCAAAGATTACATCAAGGATAGGGCGAAGCAAAAATTTGAACTAAAAGGTATTAAAGTCTCACCCCCCAATCTTTTTTATGATTTGTCAGAGATGGCTGGCATTTATTATTATAAAAAATTCTGGGGTTCTTATAAAAACTTTTTAGAGGATCTAGGAGTAGATAATCATTTTTGCGGGGGACTGCCTAGAGATTTCTGGGAGATTGATCGAAGTGACATTCCGTTATTTACAGATACAAGAGAAAAAGCTCCGTTGAAATTTAAAGACTCTATAGTCAACAAATTAGATTTCGGGGATTATACAGCTAGAGGTAATTATTATACATCTACATTTGTAGACAGGAAGGCTCAGGATGACTTTAGGCAGACCTTCGGGAAAGATATAGAGAGATTTAGGAGAGAGATGGATAGATGTGTTCAATTTAATTCACATATGTTTGTAGTAGCAGAGACAACTATTAGTAAACTAGAAGAACACAATAAAACTTCTAAGTTTAAATCTAACTTAGGGTATTTGTGGCATAATATACGCAATCTGCTTATAGACTATCCTAAGAACCTACAAATTATTTTTGCACATAATAGAGCAGGAGCTAAAAAAATTATTCCATTAATTCTGCACTATGGAGACGGATTGTGGAATACAGATTTACAATATTTTATAGATGAACGAGTAAATGTCTTGGACAAAGGGAAAACAAGGATATCGGCTTGAACATTCTTCGCAAGAGTTAAATAAGACTCTTAAAGAACTAGAAGGCAGTATCAAAGAAGAAGAGGCAAAGTATTTGCTGTATAAGTTTCTGCGGAACAATATAGCATTTACCTCTGAGTTATTTTTAGGAGTTAAATTATTTCCGTTTCAGGCAATGGCTATCAAGGGAATGATGGTTTCTGATTATTCCATGTTTGTCTTTTCTCGGGGTATGTCGAAGACATTCTCTACAGCTATTTATGTTTTACTAGAGTGTCTGCTTAATCCTAATTCAAATATAGGTGTTATTGCAGGGACATTCAGGCAATCAAAACAAATCTTTCAAAAGATGGAAGATATTGTCAGCAAATCAGAAGCTAGCCTAATTAAAGAGTGCGGTTTTAAAATACAAAAAGGAACTGACCAGTGGACTATGACTTTAGGTAGTGCTAGGGCGATAGCCCTTCCGTTAGCTAATGGTGATAGACTCCGTGGATTTCGATTTAACAGGATTGTATTGGATGAGTTCTTAACTATACCCGAAAAGATATTTAATGAAGTTATTATACCTTTCCTTGGGGTGGTAGAGAATCCTATAGAAAGGGAAGAGTTACATAATCTAGAATCCAAATTAATCGACAAAGGCGAGATGACAGAAAAGGACAGGTATGTCTGGCCGAATAATAAACTTATTATTCTTTCATCTCCATCATTCAAATTTGAGTATATGTATAAGCTTTACAAGAAGTATGTAGACTTGATAAGTGGATTGGCGGTAAAAGAGGGAGAGGGTGAAGACGAGGATGACTTTAGGGATGAGGCTTACAGGCTAGTCATGCAACTTAGCTATGACTGTGCTCCCACAAGATTGTATGATCAAAATCTGCTTAAACAGGCTAAAGCCACTATGAGTGAGATGCAGTTCAAGAGAGAGTTTGGGGCGCAATTCATAGATGAAAGCGATGGGTATTTTAGATTATCAAAAATGGCCGCTTGCACAATACCTGACGGGGAATCTCCTGCTGTAGAGGTGGTAGGGAATCCAAGTGATGAGTATTTATTGGCCTTTGACCCTAACTGGGCTGGGAATACAAGTGCTGACCATTTTGCCATGCATGTGTTTAAAATAGATCGAGATGCCCAAAAGATCTGCTTAGTTCATAGTTATGCAATAGCTGGGGTGTCACTCAAACAGCACATGGAGTATTTCCTTTATTTAATACAACATTTTAATATTGTTGGTATCTGCGGGGACTACAATGGCGGTGTTCAGTTTATTAATTCTTGTAACGAGAGTGCTTTGTTTAAACAAGAAAACATAAAAATTGGAGTTATTGAAGTTGACCTAGAAAAACCAGAAAATTGGCACTCTGATATTTTAGCGTTTAAAAATCAATATAACGTAAAAGAAAAAAATTACTGCATTCTAAGAAAACCAACCTCTAACTGGATCAGAAATGCCAATGAGATGTTGCAAGCAGCAATAGATCACAAAAGAATTTTATTTGCTTCTAGAGCGGTTGATTCACATTTTGACGCACAAAGGAAAAAGAATATACCCATAGAGAAACTAAAATGGGATATAAAGGCTCCGAAGGCATCTAAGGGGGCAATGATGATTGACCTAATAGATCATCAAAAGTCAATTGTTGAGCTTACAAAAGCAGAATGTGCTAACATAGAGGTTGTGGCTAATCCACAGGGATCTCAATCATTTAACTTACCCCAAAATCTAAGAAGACAAAAGGGGCCGCATAGAGCAAGGAAAGACTCTTATTCTGCCTTAGTTTTAGGCAATTGGTTCGCCAAGGTTTATTTTGATGCTGAGAACGCCTCTCCAGAGAGGCAGATAGAAAATACATTTATTCCGTTTGCAATTTGAAAAGTTTAAAAGTAACTTTTATAACTTTAGTGTAAACTTTGATATGCCTCGGAAATATACCAAACGATCAGAATATTGGGCCAAGTTCAAAAAAAAGGAACAACCAATTGAGAACTTAGCAAAACAAGGGGAAGATGAATTTTCTCCAGAGCTAATTGGAGAATCTATTTATAGCAGTAGTGAGGCTTCTAGGCTCTCTGCACCCACGGCGAGAACAGCCGTAAGAACTAATAGGGTCGCGAGATCGGGAGTTGGAGATAAGTTCGAAAACATTAAAGATGGTGTTTTACCTTATAATTATACAAAAGACTCTGCCGATGTTAGAGAGTGCATAGAGCTTTGTCAGAAGGCTTATTTTAATATCGCAAACTTTAGGGGAACTATTGATCTTTTATCAGAGTTCGCTAATTCCAATATTTATATCGAAGGAGGCAATGATAAGTCTAGAAGGTTTATAAATGCTTGGTTTAAGAGGATTAGAATGCATGATCTAAAAGCACAATATTTTAGAGAGTTTTATAGGTCTGGTAATGTTTTCATGTATCGACTTGATGGTAAAATTCCATTAAAAAATTCTCAAAAAATGCTAGAGGCTTATGGGGCCAGCGTCAGGCATGACATCCCTCTTCGTTATTTATTAATAAATCCTAGCGATATTGCAACCAAGGGGTCTATTACTTTCAGTGGTTATGAATATTTTAAAGTCTTGACTCCTTTTGAGGTCGCTAGATTGCAAAATCCACAGACAGAGAGAGAAAAAGAAATGTATGACTCGTTACCCGAAGAGACTCAGAAGATGATAATCAAGAGTAACAATAATTACGGGATGTCTAGAATTCAAATCAAACTAGACCCTAAATTCCTTCATGTAATTTTTTCTAAGAAACAAGACTATGAGCCTCTTGCTGTGCCTGTAGGGTATTCTGTGCTAGACGATATAAATAGAAAAATAGAATTAAAGAACATTGATCAGGCAATTAGCCGTTCTATTGAAAATGTAGTCTTACTTGTCACAATGGGAAATGATCCCGACAAAGGGGGAATAAACCATAAGAATTTAGCGGCCATGCAAACAATTTTCAAAAATCAAAGTGTTGGTAGGGTGCTGGTTTCCGATTATACCACAAAAGCAGATTTTGTTATCCCTGATATCTC